ATAAAAATTGATTATTTTGGAATGTATTATGTGGTATAATTTAACATAAGTTATATTGTTATAAGATAATCTAGGGGGAATTAAGAGTGAAACAATTTCTTAAAAAGCATATTCGATTAGTTATAGTGATAGTAGTATTATTTATTATTTATATGGGATATCTCACTTCCAAACAATCAGTTAACGTAGATGAAAAACTAGATAAAGCAATATCAGATTATATTCTTGATAAATTTGATGCTGGTTATAAAGAATTTGAAGCACATAAAATTTATGGTATTGAAGAAAAAGAGAATATAATTAATGTGTATATGTATTCATTATGCAGAGGATACTCATTAAGTAATAAAAAGTTTTATATGAAAGGGGAATACTCACATCCAGTATTCATGACTTTAAAGAAAAATAATGACAAGTATAGTGTTGTTGAATTTAAAGAGGCTGAGTATGGTATTAACTATGAAGAATCTATAATGAATATGTTCCCTAATGAATATGTAAAAAAAGCCTTATATGATACTGAATATTCTGCTGGATTGAGTGGAAATATAAGAAAACAAGCTAAGAGGTGGTTAAAGGAAGAAGGCAAAGATAATTTTTCTCTAGAATAAATTATATTTATATGTAAATTAAGATTTTTATATACCGTATTATTCAAATGAATATGCGGTATTTTATTATGCAAAAGGAAGGTGTAAGATGAGTGAAGCTGATGCAATACAAGAGGTGAGAGAAAGCTTAATTGAGATAAAAGGCTTACTTAAAAACATGAATGATACCAATGAACTTAAACTAAAAAACTTTGAGGAAAAGTTAAAAGTTGCAAACAATAGAATTTCAGATTTAGAAGATGCTAACAGATGGTTATGGAGAGCAGTTGCTGGAGCTTTAATAAGTGCAGTGATTGCTTTTTTAATTAATTTTAAATAAGAAGGAGAGATAATTATGGAAATTATTAATTACATTACAGAAAATGCTTTAATTTTAATACCAGTACTTTATATTATAGGTATGATTTTAAAAGGGATTGAAAGAATAAAAGATAAATATATACCATTAATACTATTACCTATAGGGATAGGTTTAGCTATGGCACTTATGGGCATTAATATAAATGCTATAATTCAAGGGATTTTAGTAGTTGGTGTTAGTGTTTATACCAATCAACTTGTAAAACAAATTAATAAGTAGTTTACAGAGTGAGGGCAATCTCACTCTTTTATATTTAAGGAGGAATAGATTATGAAATTAAGAGGTATAGACGTATCACATCACCAAGGGACTATTGATTGGGATAAGGTTAAAAGTCAGATAGATTATGCAATCTTGAGTGTAGGATATGGTGATAACATAACAAGCCAGGATGACAAGCAATTCCATAGAAATGCTAAAGAATGTACTAGACTTGGGATACCCTTTGGAGTTTATATTTATTCTTATGCAATCTCAATATCACAAGCTAAAAGTGAAGCGGATCATATCCTAAGATTAATAAAAGGATATGAACTAAAATATCCAGTTTATTATGATTTAGAAGATGCAGGGACTACAGGAAAGTGCTCTAATAAACTTATAGCAGATATGGCGGAGGTATTTTGCAATGCTATAGAAAAGACTGGTTATTGGGCAGGTATTTATGCTAATACATCCTGGTTTAATAATAAGCTAACAGATAACAGGTTTAATAAATGGGTTAAGTGGGTGGCTCAATATAATACGACTTGTACCTATAAAGGTAAACATGATATGTGGCAATATGTTAGTGATGGAAGAGTAAATGGCATTAGTGGTAATGTAGATATGAACTATTGCTATGTTGATTATCCTGGATTAATTAATTCTAAAGATAACATAGCTAAGCCAGAAAAACCAAAACCTAATACAGATAGCAAAGATGAAAATAAAATGGATTATATTATACAATATTCAAATGCAGTAGACCAGGCAATAGCTGAGATAATAGCTGATAGGCTTAACTGTCCAACAATAAACTGTTTAAGACCATATGCACATT